AGATCATACGTTAGCCGTGCGTCGTATTCCGCATACTCACCTACATGCATTGATGGTAACTTGTACATCTCTTTCTTTGGATCAACACCAAACTCTTTTGCTGCTTTATATAATAAATCTTCGTTCTTTGTTTCACCTAGTTTTTCTTTTGCCAAACTGTTTAACGTAAATGAGTATCTATTCTCATCTATCAATGCACTTGAGATCATCGTGTCATGTACTTTACCGTTGACCGTTATCCCTAGACTTCTTAACCATCCTAAATCGTACGACGCATTATGAAAAATTTTATCACAATCAAGTTTTGCTACACTCTTAAACCAGTCTAACACCTTCTTTTTATTGAGGTTTCCGCCTCCATGAGCTATTGGATAATACCCCTGCCAATCAGCAGTTGCTACAGCTATACCGGTTACATAACCATCACCCGTTGCCCAACCAGAACCGTGAGTTGTTAAATTTCTATCACACGTTTCTAAGTCAATCGCGATTAATTTTTCATTAGACAAGTCAGGATAATAATCTTTCGGTGTCCATTCAGTTGGTGCGTTGTATACAAACTTATTCATATTCTTCTTTCAGTTTGTTAATGTACCATATTGCTTTGTCCAAGTCTTCTATAACTTTCCCTTTATGTTGATGTCTCCATAAATATTTTATAGCGTTACCTTGTAAATAAAATTTAAAACTATCTCCAAGTGCAGACTTAATCGCATCAATACATTCTATATCCCCTTGTTTGTAGTGTGGTGGATGATTTACATTGTCAGTCATTATTTTTTCTTTCTACATTTACATGATAAACTATTACTACAGCCGTACAATTTGGACACGATAAGTTTGTTACAACCATGTGTTCTTCTTCTTCGTTATCTTCCCACTCAGTGTCGTGGTCACCGCCCCATATCAATTCGTGATCACAACTCCAACATTTCATAACGCAAACCTAAAGTGCATATTTGTTTGCGGTAATAATACATGCAGTTCGTCCTTTGCTCTTGTAGCGCCAACATAAAATACTCTTTGTTCATCGTCGGAGTCTTTCTGGTACGCGTTGTATGTTTTTAAATTCATATCTGTCGCAAGTAATACATTATCAGATTCGCCACCTTTTGCACCATGAATTGTAGATATTTTTATGCGAGGTTTCTTAGTTATATCTTCTTCTCCAAGACCAAGACGTAAAAGATATGCTCTATCTTTAAGATTAATTTTGTCTAATGCTTGATGCCATTCACCAACACTGAAAGGACCTAGTAATACTTTCAAAGTATCCATATCGTATAAATGACTATCATTCATTATATCTATTTTATCATTCGTTCCTTCTGCGACTTTCTTATAATAAAATATTTTCTTAATTGTTTTTTTGTCTACTGGATTACCTTCAACTAATTCGTTCCAACCTATAACTGCTTCAAACATTCTTTGAGGTATAGGTCTTACATTCTTTTTATATTCTTGTTTCTCATACCATAAACCTTGGTTACGGCAGGCCTCCTCTAGTTTACTTAATATAAATTTATCTCTTCCAAGTATTAACCAGTTGCCAATAGAAAGATCAACACTTTCAATGGTTTGGTGATACTTTAGTAAACCCTCTTCTTCTCTTGGTTCCCATTCTTTTTCAATTCTGTTTTTAGTTATACTAATTATACCATCAGCAAATTCCTGTATTTGTTTTTTAACTCTATAGGATTGAGGAAGTGTTATTTCTGTAGCAGGATATTCTATAAATCTTTCAACGTCTGCGCCCAACCATCTGTAGATTGCTTGATCGTCATCACCTGCGAGATAAAGTTTACCTGCTGTTGATGCAAAATGTTCTACCATAGACCATTGCAAAGGAGTCAAGTCTTGCGCTTCGTCTATAAAAACTACATCAAGTTGAGGTAATAAGTTTTCATTAACTGCCTCGTAACACATATCAGAATAATCAATGTAACCGTTGACCTCTTTGTATTGATCGTATGCTTGAGAAAAATATTCTAAGAACTTCCATTCCACAACAGATGAGTCAACATACTTTTTGTAATGCTCTTGTAGTGGTATACCTCTTGCTCTAGCTAGGTTGTGATGAGTTAAGTATATATTGTCAGATAAACCTGTTTCTTTATCTACAGAAAGTTTTGCTTTCAACCCTATCTTATCGCCAAAAGATTTGTACTGCACTTTACCCATGACAGCACGTCCTTCTAAATTTATAGAATGATAACCACAAGAATGTAACGTAGAAAACCATTTGAAACTTTTTGCTTCAAGATCAAACTTTTCCATGGCTCTGTCTCTTGCTTCGTGTGCTGCTTTTCTAGTAAAAGAAAAATAACCTATCTTATCAATGTCATTTTTCTCCATCTCTTCTTCCACATAATTTAAAAGAGTTGTGGTCTTGCCTGTTCCTGGAGGCCCTAATAGTTTAATAACTTCAGCCATTACGCCTCATACTCTTTCTTGTCTTTCATGTCGGGTATAACTGTTTCAATGTCCTCCATCTCGTCAACAAATTCTGGAATGGTCCACACCTTTATAATTTTATCTTTGTCCCCAAAAGAATTCATTCGTAAACTTATCTTCTCACCTTTTACTTTATCTTTTAAAACAAAAGTTATCTTAGTCCTGTTGAATGCATTGAACTTTTTCTTTTGCAAAAAGTCTTCCAAATCTTTTAGTAAAAAATGATGTTTACGATTAGTATTAGCTTCTCTATTTAACCATGGTTTACCTAAACTAATTTCTTCTTTAGTTTCTGCCGCACCTTTGTTTGTGCACCATTCTTTTAGATAGTCTATAAATATCTCCGTATTACTCGTGCCTGTTATACCAGGGCTATCGGTTGATTCACCGAGTAACGCATTGATTTTCTCTGCCCAACGTGGAGCAGGTATGGTTCCTGGCATAATCTTTAACTGTTCAATACACGCTTTTTGAAAACGTGTTTGTAATTGAAGATCATCCGTTGTAAGCTCTAAGGTTGTGCCTCCATCTAAAGTCATAAACCATATAGGAGGTTCCACTCCAAATCGTTCTAGACCGGCAGGAGTAATCTCAAGATCAACTTTACCTTTACCATATTTACGTTTGTAACATTCTTTCTTATTGCAGTTAGATGCTAGAGGTTCTTTGCTACAACCATAGTCGTATTCTTTTTTAGTTATAGAATTAACTATAATATCAATTTCTTTTTCGTCTAATGGTGGATCACATATATCTTCGTTGACCGTTAACAGTTTTAATTTAATCTTTTTCTCACCAGACTTTTGATAATAAACAGCTATGTTTGTCATTGTCTCATTACGACCACCTTCAGGTATACCGTTTGAATGTAATGTATTTAAACATGGTGGACCACCCACAAAAAAATCTTCTAGTTTTAAATACTCTTTATCTGCTGCCTCTTGCGCATAAATATCATACAACGTGTAAAACTGTTCTATACTACAAGGATTACCATCGTCATCTAAAGCATATCTTTGACTATCTTCAGAATTAAAGTACGGAAGGTTTAGATAGTTTCCTGTTTGTCCCCTATCTAATAACAACTTAGTTTGTTTTGGAAATATCTCCGATCCCGCACAACCCAAAAAAGAAGCAAACTCCTTTAACTTGGACTGCACGAGACCAGCTTTCACAGGGACAGTGAAAAACATAAAGACATGAGCTCCGCCACTCTTTGATCTAAACACAATCAAAGGTAGCCCATGCTTTCTAATCTTTTTAATTAACTCAATATGACTAAAACCATTGTAAATATCAATGTCAATACATCCCCACCTACAAGAATTGTTTTCATCAATTGGTATAATTCCTAAACTTGTTTTGCCACTTAAATGATCTTCCCACAAATGTTCGGGCAGACCTTCGGGCTCTCTAATAATTTGATTTTTACCTTGCAGTTTACCTGCATCGTTTTTATCTTCAGGTATAAATTTACCATAGGCAATATTCAACCCACTAAATATCTCTATAAATTTGTCTTTCATTGTGTCCCTCTATGTAAAAAGGGCGGCTTGCGCCGCCCTTAATATTAGTATGAATTAGAAGTCGCTGCTTGCGCTTCTTCTTCATGTGACACCTTAACAGTATCTTTACCCACTGCTTGTGAGAAAGATTTAGCTGCTTCGTAAATGCCTTTATCACTAACGGGACCAATCTTTTGAATGTCCCACCCAAACCAAGTCCCTTTTGAATTGGACTGTGGCACAGTTCTTAGCTTGTAAGTATGACTGTAAGACGGCGGTGTAAAAGGTCCGTTCTTACCTTGCATCTTCAAACCAAGCATCATGGAGTTCCACTTACGTGAAACTTTTCTTTGCGTAGCTTTCATAGTAATAAGCGCTTGCTCGTAACCATTTTCACTAACCACTAAGACATAATGATTTGCAGTCTCGTCGATGACGTTACCATTAGCCATTCTGTTTTGATAGTTAGAATCACGAGGTGCTTGACTGATATCAAAATCAGCTCCATGTATTGCTACGGGTGCACCGCTGCCTTTACCGCGCTCGCCCCACTCTATAAACTCACGTTTATAATGGCAAGGTATAATGTCTATACCTTGTTCTCCGTCATACAAACTACCAGACACAGTATTGTAAATCATGCCCGGCTCTGAACCTTCAACATAATTATTACTTGTCTTGTTGCATTGAGGAGAGAGTTGACTCAACACTTTCAAAAATGGAAGTGCTAAATCGTCTGTGGAACTTACGTTCTCAAGACCGCTCTGTGTTTCTGCGTCGGCCATAAACATATTTGTGTCTACTGACGCTATTTCGTTTTTCGTTGTTTTTGCTACTTTATTCATTGTTATTTTTTCCTTGTAACTTTTGCTTGCCTACCAACAAACGTTTTAAAAATATCCTCGGGTGGTAGTTCTGCACCTTTTTCGTGCAGTTCCCGAAGAGTTGCTTTCAGAGTCATGGGTTCAACTTTTAAATCTTGTTGAACCTCATACCCATTGGCGGTGGCTAACTTGGAAAATTCCAATGCCTTTCCGTCTTCGTTACGACCGAACCTAGCTGATATTTCATTCTTTATAATATCCCCTAGGTTATTGTCACGAAGCCATTGATATGCCGTTGCCCGTTCATCGGGATCCTTTGGCACACTAATTCCGTAAAAATTCTTTATTTCTATGGCACTTCCATCATTTAATTTAAGTTGTGTCAAGTTCTTTTCTCGCATCAGACCAGGTATTTTTTCATTCCTGACACTTAACATTTCTTCTTTTATGTGTTTCAATTGATTCTCGAGGGTGGATGCTTCGTTCTCAAGATCGACCAATCTTTGACAACAATCCGCGATGCTCAGGAGACCAGAGTCATTCACTCTCTCCAATTGATCAGTTTCAAAGTCTATTGTATCACCGTTATAATCGATTTCATTCATCATCTTCTTTCTCCTTGTTGTAAAGGTCTATCGATAATGGATAATACTTACTAGCTTTACGATCCCATTTTAATAATTTTACTCTACCAAAATTTAAGTCACTTGCTACTAAACACGATATAGCAATTAACCCTGGGTCTCCAGCAGCTATCAAGTAGTCCTCATCACTAAAACCTTTAAGTTTCTTTCTTAACGAGTTTATGGCTGCACCCGAACTTTTCATTAACTGAGCAAACTCAGAAAATAAAAATTTTACTTCACCGTATGGCAATGCTTCTAACACGTCATATTTAGGAATGCCGTCGGCAGTCCCTCTCGGTTCTTGTATACAGTATACAGTCATAATTACTTTCTTGACAAATTATATAGCATGTATTATATAATAAATCAAGAAAGAAAACTAATTAATTTTATAAAGAAAGAATTGGGAGGAGGGATGGCGCAAACCATGGACTACCGCTTTAAAACAAAACCGTATCAACATCAAATTGATGCGTTAAAAGTAAGTTATAAAAAGAAAAACTTTGCTTTGTTCTGCGAAATGGGAACAGGCAAGTCAAAAATATTATTAGACAATATTGCTATGTTATATGACGAAGGCAAGATTGAAGGTGCTATTATTGTTGCACCAAAAGGTGTTTACAAGAACTGGATAGAACAAGAGATACCTACGCATTTACCAGAACATATTGATTGCAGAACATTTCAATGGTCTGCTCCAAGCTCTAGATCTAAACAAGATCAAGAACTGTTAGATCAATTATTTGAACAAACTAGAGATCCGTCTTTGACTTTGTTTGTCATGAACATAGAAGCCTTCTCATCTAAACCTGGAATGGAAGCTGCTGAAAAATTTTTAATGGCGTACAGAGCATTGATGGCAATTGATGAAAGCACTACAATTAAGACACCGTCAGCCAAACGCACCAAAAATATAGTGTCCGTTAGCCGTTATGCGTATTACAAACGCATCATGACGGGTAGTCCTGTCACCAAAAGTCCGTTGGATTTATATTCACAATGTGAGTTTTTAAACGAAGAATTATTAGGGCACAGCTCTTACTATACATTTAGAGCACGCTATGCCAACATGCAGACAATTAACGTTGGCGGTCGTTCGGTGAATATTGTTAGACCTAACAATAGTTATCGTAACCTTGGAGAGCTGTCAGATATTGTTAGTAAATTTTCCTATCGAATATTAAAAGAAGACTGTCTTGATTTACCAGACAAAGTATTTGAAAAAAGAATAATTGAAATGACACCGGAGCAACAACGTGCGTACACAACTATGAGACAGATGGCGCTAGCAGAACTTGATGGTAAACTTTGTTCAACTGTAAATGTATTGACACAACTTTTACGTCTTCATCAAATCACTTGCGGTCATTTAAAAACAGATGATGGGTCAGTTACACATTTAAAAAACAATCGATTAACAGAATTAATGTCCTTGCTAGAAGAAACCGAAGGCAAGGTCATAATATGGGCAACTTACGTTTCTGACATAGAAAATATAGTCGCTGAGTTAAAAAAAGCTTACGGAGAAGCCTCTACAGTGGCATATTACGGTGCAGTGGACCCTAAGGTCCGCCAGAAGCAAATCACTCTGTTTCAAGAGAAAAATGGCCCTACACGCTATTTCGTTGGAAATCCACAAACTGGAGGGTATGGAATCACCCTTACAGCGGCTAGCACGGTAGTATACTACTCAAACAGTTATGACTTGGAAAAAAGATTACAATCAGAGGATCGAGCGCACAGAATTGGTCAAACAAACAAAGTTACATACGTTGATTTGATATGTGAAAAAACTGTTGATGAAAAAATTGTAAAAGCATTACGCAACAAAGTTAATATTGCAAACGAAATACTAGGTGAAGATCTTAAAGATTGGATTTAAAGAAGTTGTTTGAAAGCAAAAATAACACCGAGCAACATTCCAATGGCTCCAAACGAAGCCGCTGCTCCCATGAACCACGTCATCATCTGACGCAACTCAAACGTGTGTTTGTTTATCGTGTTTTGTTGTGCTTGCAACGTATCTAATTTTTCTTCAAACACTTCATAGCGCAGCTGACATTCAGCAAGGTGTGTTTTTAATGCTACTTTTGTTTCATCGCTCATGCAAGATCCTTTAAGAATTCATCATTTTCAATAATTCGTTGTCTGGTTGTTACCGGATCAGCTGTCTGTGTCGCAACCGGCGGCACGGCCGTTTGATTGCTTGCCATCTGTGCTACCGGTTGGACTACTTGATTAGGCATAGTTAAAGGTGCAGTTGCAGTATTTGTTTGAGGAACTACTGATGATTGTTGCATATTTTTTTGATATTGTTTTTCTCTTTTAAACCTAATGTAAGCTTTAACTTTAGCATTTGTCCATCCTAAAGGCATGTTTAAATAATCCATTTGTATTCTTTGCATTTGATTATAAAGTTTTCTCATTTCGTTTCCTATTTCAATATTAGATAAACCTCTGTTTTTTAATATCTCAAAGATCCTGCCTTTTTCAGAAAAATTAGGTAAACTTGCTGCATTAAATTTTCCATCTAATAATAATGTAGGATCAGCAGCAACTAGTCCTGATCTTCCTGCCATGTATTCGTATATCTCTTTGTCGTCAACTCCCCATAGTCTAGCAGCCTCTACAGTTTGACTGAATTGATTAAACACTTTATACTCTTCTAGTTGTTGATCCTCGTAAGCTTTAAGTATTTGTTCGTTAGTCATGTTAGGGTCAAAAGATTCTTTTGCCATTTTTGCTCTGGTGTTTTCTAATGTTTTTGCAAAAGCTCCCACTTCATATTTTCTAAAACTTTTATGAACATTAACTGTGTATTCTCTAACACCCATAAAAGTAGCCATAAACTCTGTTCCAATGTCGTAAGGTAAACCTTGATTAGTGTAAATTAAATTTTTTCTATCTTTTTCAAATAAATTATCTGCTGCTTTTATAAATTTGTCTGCTTGTGTAAATACACCAGGGACAAAAGCTTGTTTAGCAATGTGAAGCATTGATTTTGTTAGTTTCTCACTAGTGTCATCATGTTGATAATAAATTGTTTTACCATCAATAGTTTCACCTCTTCTGGATACTACATCCGATATAGCACTAGCAACTATTTCTCCACTTGCAAAAGGTTGAATTACTGTTCCAAATGCAGTTAAAACAGAATCAAAAAATATTTGAGAACCTGTATCTCCCGTGGCTTTTCCTTCCTGAATAGCATCCAAAGCTTTATAAAAAGGGCCAAGCGTAATTTGAGCATGAGGGAACTGATAGCCTGTAGCCACATATTTAACAATAGTATCTCCATCTTTATTTATGGACACATCAGTAATAGCCAAAGGTGCGTCTTTATTCCACTCAGGAGTAAAAGCGTCTTGAAATTTATCCATCATGTTATCTGATATGCCGTATAAGTTTTGTGCTGTTTTTCCTGCAACATAAGGTAAAGTTAATGCGCTAAATAAACCCATTAATCTTCCAGCACCTTTTTTTCTAATACCAGGATTGCTTGAACCTAATTCATTTAAACCATATTTTATTAAATTAGCTTGAGTTCTAATCATTTCTGCTGGAAACGATATAAAGTTTCCAAGAGGTACTCTTCTCATATTTTTAACAAGAGGAGAGACAGCGTCGTAGTTTGGATAAACGTTTTTAATTATATCCGCTGATATTTCTCTAACCGCCTCATCTAATTGAGACTCTGTAAGTTTAGGTAAAGACCGTAAATCGCTTAAACTTGGTTTTCCACCTGTTGTTCTTACAATAAAACCTTCAACATCAAATTCCCTACCGAACACTTCTCTATAGTATTTAACTATGTCATCAAGATTTCTCATGTGAGGTCTTGTTAATGATTTTTCAAATTCATACCCATATATTTTCCAAATATCATCTCCTGCTCTATATATGTCAATTGCTTTTTCCATAAAAGGACTGTTGTACAAACGACTGAGTAAACCATCAGTGTCAACTATAAGAGGGTTTGCCTTCAAAGAATCTTTAATTAAATAATCTAATTCTTTAACAACCATGTTGGTATTTATGACACCTTTTTCTATGTACTCGTCTATTTTACTTTTCATGATAGCATCATCGTAAGCTCCGTTGGGAGCAAAAACTTCTTTAAATATAAAATCAAAAGCTTGTTTGAAACTTGCACCGTTTCCAACGTGTCCTGCAGCTAACGCAAATGTTCCTGCTGAAGTTACGTTTCTGATTTGAGTTGTTGGACTTAAAACTGTTTTTTCTATTTGAGAAAAAGATTTTGCAGCTAAATAACTTTTAATAAGAGGAAAAGATAAAAAACGGTCTGTCCATAAAACTCCGCCCATTGTTTCAATAGATTCTTTCATTGCAGGAACTGTCCATTTACCTTCTAAAGAATTTGGTATTTTAGAATTACCAACACCTTTTAAACTTATTTGTTGTAGTCTTGTTAAAGCTCCTGTTGCTTTAAATAAATCATCAGGATTATCAAATATAAATTTTCCTTGCCCTACTCTAGCTAAGTCTTCATACATATTAGTTTTAATGACTGCATCAGTTAGTTCCATTATTGTGTTTGTTAAAGCAACTTGAGGATCATCTACTTTTCCAAATAACTTAGACACGATAGGAGGAAGTTCTTGTCCTTTTCTTAACCTATTCATTGATTGAATGCCTCCTATTTCATCTAATTTGTCATTTGCTAATTTTATAAGTTTAGCAGATGACATATTTTCACCAGAAGCTAAGTCTTGTAAATCTGTAATTCTTTTTATTGCATCTCTTTCTAAAACTTCTTCATACAGTTCATCTAAATTTCCTTGGATTTCACCAGAGTCTAATTGTTTTCTTAAAGCTTCTTTTTGATCTAAAAGACGTTTATCAAAACGAAGGATACTTTTAAAAGCTTCAACAACCTCTGCATAACTATCAGGCTTTAAAGTATAAGAACTATCATCAACTATTTTAAAAGATGTAGTAACGTACTCGTGCATATTTTTTGCGACATTTGTTATTAAATCATCTTCAGGTAAATTTAAACGACCATACATTCTTTTTATTGTTGCCATTTCTCTTTTAATTTTTGCTGCCGCTATTTTAAAATCTTTTGATGCTCCTTTAAATAAAGGAAAAGACTTTTGACTAGGGTTTAAAACGTATTTTATTAAATCTTCTGTCATTATTTTTTTTTGCCATCTAGAACCATCTCGTCCAGACTGTGTCATCTCATCGACTGTTTTATGTAAAGAATTACTCATGATTTTAAAATTACCTATGATAGCAGACTTTACTTTTTCTATTTGAGCTATGGCTCTTCTTTGTATGGCTTTTGCTTCAGGAGTAAGCGCTTCATTAGTTCGAACAGCTCTTAGCACGCTATCTATTACACCAATTGTTTTTTGAATTCCTGTATCTAGTCTTTGTCCTTTTTTATTTATAAAACGTATTCCATTCGGATTGTATAGTTTCCAATCTTTAACTGAAGGTATTCTTCTAACACCTGGCATTTCTCCTATTTTTTGTCTAAAAGCTTTTGCTAATCTAACTGTTTGAGGTAGACCTGTTTTTTCAGAAGCAAGCACAGCTCTTCCAACATCAAATGTCCAACCTAAAGCTCCCTTTCCTTTACTCGCTGCTGATAATAAATAAGGCGATGCAAATTTTCCAACACCATTTATACCTACACTTAGTCCTCCGACAACTAAAGGCGCTTCTAAACCAAAACGTGCTTTTTGCCCTAACACTGCAAGAGCTCTGTCTTTAGGAGAAAGGTTAGGATCACGAGGATCAACCATGTCTTCTGCTAATTTAAAACCCATGTATTGTTCTGTCAAAGGAGATAAAGCTTGAAGCACTGTGCGGTCTGTGCTGGTAGCAACTAAAGGTTCTCCTATCAAAGCAGGAGTTGCATATTTAACAGTTTGTTGAGCTATTGATGATGTAATAGGAGCTTTAGCAGCTATCATACCAGTTGTTGTTGCAGTTTTTTTCTTTATTATATTTTTTACTTTTTTAACAACAGGACGTGCTAAAAGCGCTTCCCCTATTTTGTATCCTCCTATAAATTGCCCAGCAGTTCCGATAAAAGCACTGCCACCTGTTGTGTTAATACTTGGAAAATCTTCATCTATTTTTTTTAAAACTTGTGTTTGAAGATCAACTCCTGTTGCTTTGCTTAAAGCATATGAACCAAGATCTGCCGGAACTCCTACTAAAGTCTCGGAAAGTCCTTTACCTGCTTTCATAAAAGCGTCGCCTGTACCATAGGCAACTGTTCCCAAACCATAAGCTAGATTACCAAAAAAATTATCTGGGTAATCTTGCATGGCTTCTTTTGGAGATTTATCTCTTTCAAACACATCGTAAGAAACTGCATTTAATCCTCCATTTATTCTTTTGTGTCTTTCAAAAGCTGCTTGATTTTTTGCGTCTACTTCTGGATCTCCTGTTTCCTCTACAAAAGTAGAAAATGTTCCGTCTTTTAAATTTAAATTTTTTACAACTAAATCTTGATTTATTTTAGGATCAGGATTGCCTGCTAAATATTGTTTGTATAAATCTTTATATATTTCGGGGTGATCTTGGTACACATGAGCATACCTCATTAAAATTCTTTTATCTTTATCTGTTAATGTGGTCTGAGCCATTTAATAGCTCCTTATCCATCACCGAATGTTGCTTCAAAATCGTCTGTGTCATCAGCCTGTGTCTTTAAAATATCTTGAATAGCTTGAAGATCAATATTTAAACTATCACCGAACATACTTTGCATAACAGAGAAAGTTTGTTGAGCGGCTTGCGTAGGATCAGTTCCTATACCTCTACTTAAAGAATTTAATAATGAAGCAGCAAAATCAAGTTGACTGTTTTGAGTTTTAAATGCTAACGCTAATGCCTGTTCAGGAGTTTTACCACCTTCGTTTATTAAGAACGCATAGTTTTTCATTATTTCACTAGGAGCTTGATTAGCAAGTTTTTGTATATCTATTCTAGTTGCATCTTGTCCCAAAGCTATTTGTAATCTGGTTGCCAGATCATCTCTTCCTAATTGAATTCTAGCATCCGCTTGTTGATTTCCAAGATCTAATTTTAATATTTCTATTTGTGCAAGTTGATCCGCTGCAGCGTCGGCTCTTCCCTCTAATCTAAATTTCTCTAATTGAGCCTCTGAGTTTTGTAGTAAGCCAAGTGTTCTGTTGTATTCTTCTTCCTCTTGCTTAAGTCTTAATGCTTTATTAGTCTCAGCTGTAGTTTGTCTAGCATCTCCATAAGCTATACCTAAATCTAAAAATTGATTAGGACTTCCAACTGTTCCCGCTGGTATAACTTCTTGTCTTTTCTTTAAAAAATTTAAACTGGCATCAGCTAAGGTATCTAATCCTGTTCTTCCATATTGAGAATAATCAACAGGTGTAAGATATTTTTCTCTCAAACTTCTATCTTTTAAAAATATATCTTCAGCACTTTGAGAAGGTGCATTAGAAGAAAGCATACTAACTCTATTTTGTACTGGTGCAGACTCATCTACAGGACCTGTTCTACTTCTTAAAGCTATTAAAGCTTGTTCTTTAGAATCAAGTTTATCTCCTCGTTGAACACTACCTCCTGGTCTAAAACCCACACGTCCACCTGTTGCGTAACCTGTTCTGTACTGCAACCCACTTGTAATACCAGAACTACGATGATCGTGTTTCGTTGTTTGAAATAATTTTCTAGTTAATGTTTTATCCATGCTATCTACCAAACATACTACTACCAAGACCTGCAAGCCCACTTAGTATAGGATTTGTGTTTTGATAAGTTGAGAATGATGGCGCACCTTGTAAGGCTCCAGCAAACTGTCCAAGTCCGTAGAATGGTGTTTGATATTGAGCTAAGTTTTGTGCTCCTAAAATCTGTCTTTGGTTTTCTCCCTGACCATACAATTGATTCACATCTTTAAACAAAGAATCTTGTGCCATTCTTCCTAATGTTCCAAACTGAGCTCCAAGTTGGCCTTGTTGTTGTGCCGCTTGTTGCGCTGCTCTTTGAGCCATGTTGTAGCCGCCTGAATAAATATTACCTAATGTTTTTGCCGCTGTGTCTGCTTGACCTCTTTGTAGTTCAGCTTGCATAACCGCATTACGAGTTCCTGAACCTGCAAACGATCCTGACTGAATTGCACTTTGTTGTTGTTGAGCTTGTTGTGCGCCAAACATACGATTTAAATCTGTCATTGTAGTTGCGGCTTGTTGTTTAAGATAAGGATTTAAATATTGTTGCGCTGCACCTGGGCCTGTACTTGCCAATGCTTGTTGTGTTGCTCTAGCTCCAGCAGTTAAAAATGGTTGGTAAGAACCAATACCCGCTTGAGTCATGGCCATAGCATCTAACTGTTGCTGCTGTAGATTAGGTGCTAATTGAGATCCTGTCGGTACATTCTTCGGGTTAATTAAAGATTTGTAACCCTCTATAATACCACCTGGGGCAGTAAATGCACCCGATACTGTTTCGTCAATAGTCGCCATTATGCTTGCCCTTCTAAATTGTTCATTAGATCATACATTCTTTGTGCACCCACGTCTACACTTCCACCACCTGCCGCACGAACAGCGTCCGCTGTCATTACAAATTCATTTTTTGATAATCTTGCCGGTACATCATCAGCTCTTTCTTTAGCTCCAACAGGAATAAAACCACCCCCTCTGTAATCCATTTCCATTGCAGGATCACTACGGCCACCGTACGCTAATTCAATCGGCCCACCTTGAGCTGCGGTTTCTCTTTTTTCGTATCCATACATAGGAGAATCATTTTTACCTTCAGGATTAATTCCTTCTTCTGTAATTTGTTTTATAATATCTTCTAGCCCACCACTATCTTCTTGTACTTCTCTAGAACTTCTTAAACTTTTATATCTTTGTGCACGCGCTTTCATAGCATCATTTTCACTTGCAATACTACCTAAAAATCTTAGTAAAGCTGCGTTAGGCCCTACACCATCTCTAAAACCAATACGTCCACCATTTGCATAACCAATTATACCTCCATAAGCAGCTGTCTGCATAGGAGTTTGACTATAAAAATCTTTATAACCACGATTACCATAAACGTCAGCGTAGTTCTCATAACCAGGGCCTTGAAATTTTTCATTCTCTTTATTTTGTTCTTTTTGCCCAAAATAGTTTAGACCAAAATTTAAAATACCTTCTGCTAACCTAGGATTATTTTTTAAAAAATTAAATCCTTTTCCAAATAAACTACCTATACCTCCTCCACCAGAAGACCCTCCTGAAATCATATCCGGAACTCTAAGATCAGAACCTTTTTTAAATATGTCAAGAACATTTGATCCTGTTCCTCCAGGTTTAAATAAAGAACCAATCCCACCTTGTGTACTAAAAGGATTAGTAAAGGACGCGCCTCCTGGAGCAAAAGGATTTCCTTGTAAGTTACCAATTCCTCCACCAACAACTCTTCCTGCTTGCCCTAAAGCATAACTTTTAGCTCCTGATTTTAAAGCTCCTGTAATACTGCCATCTTTATCAAAACTAGCTCCAGCAGATAAGGCTGCTCCAATTGCTGGATTAAACATACTGACAATAGGAGCTATTTTTCCTGCAACAGCAGAGACTTCATTAGGTATAATTTTTCTAACTCGTTCTTTTATTTTTTTAGTTACTTTAGAAACTTTTTTAACAACTTTTTTAAAGAAATATGTAGGAATACCCGCTTCGGTTAACTCACCAGAACCACCATGAGCTTTTAACAAACGTGCTTCTTCTTCATTAATAAATGCTAATGATTCACCTTCGGGTGCAAATTGAGATAGTAATTTTCTAGCTTCTGCTATTGACTGTTTTTTATTAACCATATTAACTCGCTGCATAGAGTGGCATGTAATATGTGGTGCCACCTTGTTTAACTTTTATGTATCTTGATATTGAGCCAACAGAGCCAGTTTCTATACTACTGCCTGATCCTGCTGTACCATCAAAATCAATAAACGGCGCATCGGTATCATCTTGATCCAATGTAAGGCAGGGATTGCCACTTGACCCTGAGTATTGTAACTTAGCGGCAGTACCGGAAGCGTTAACAGTTAAACCTGTCAAGGTTCCTACACTAGTTATAGCAGTCTGCGCAGCTGTGGTCAACGTTAAATCTGACACATATGTTTTAATTCTTGACGCTGCAACCTTTTTATTGTCACCATTTGCATACGTTTCTGTGCCTAGATTTAAGTCTAACATAAAGAATACATCATTATTATCTAAGGCGTCACCTTGAGTTGTAGCTCCAGCAAGATCTAATTTTGTTATAGCTATGTCAGCTGACGCGCCAACTTGTGCGTTGTTCACTGTTCCTGAACCGATTGCCGGTGCCTCAAAACCAGTATCAAGGTCCAAATCTTCTGTTGATACAGCACGATCTATTTCAAGAATGTTTTGCTCAATTACACTAGTTAGTAAATTTATATGTTCACCCAAAGCGTCCGTTGTCGGTTGTCCGTCGAGCGCTGTAAATCGTGGTAATGATCTAAATCGTGATCCTGACATTATCGTTTACCGTCAGGTTGAATGTTTAAACGAACGTCACCAAGTCTCCAATGTGAACTGGTGGCATTACTCGATAGCTCCATAGACATCTGTCGTCCACGTGCTCTAATACTTGCAAACTCTGTCGTTGTTGCTAATGCTTCGGTTGCCTCTGTTACTTGAGAAGCGTTTGGATACAATCTAAATTTTAAATTCATTGTGACTGAACCTACTTGATCGTCAAAGTCAGGTACAATTTTATCAATAAACATTATATCATCACCATCTTGTGGTAGATCAATGTCACCTGATTTTAAACTACAAGACAAGGCTGACGATTCATCGTCAGTGCCAAATTCGTGTTTGTAAATGTATGATGATGTTGCAGCAACTGAACTTGCTATTGGATTATCGTAAATACCTTCAGGTGCCCAGGCACCTCTAACCAGTGATCCGATAGACCACACTCGTTCTTTATAATTATAGATCACATATTTGTTTATTTCTTCAGCATCATCATTTGTTCCCGCTGGATAAAACCACCATACTTCGTTAAATTTAGGATTGATACCTGCAAAACTTTTCATCTTTTGTTGTTTACTTAAGTTGTCAAATACATGACGTTCAACGGAACATGGTATTTGTTGTACACCACCAGAGAATTGATAGAAACCATCATTACCCATCCAAAACACCGTACCGTTAAACTCGGCTGCTGCTTGTGGTCCAACAATACCTGCATTCTCTGCAACTTGTTGAAAAGCAAATACATCAGGTTGACCTACAAAGGTCATAGTAAATACTGATGTATCAGAAAATAAAAGAATAGTACCTCGTGTACGTATACCGCCAAGAAGTAAGTTACCTCCTGTTAACACTTGTGCGCCTGCAAAGTTAGAAGTAGCTGCAACAAAATCTGTAATATCTTGAAGATCAGAAAACGCTACGTTCATAGGGTTTGCTGCTGTACCGTCATGTGCCCCATACAATACAACTTGTCTTGATGCTGAGTTTACAATTACACCGTTTGCAGATGCCGGAACACCTGTATTAACTACTGTAGCGGCATTTGTTGCAGCATTAGATTGAAATGTGCTTGTGCTTAATCTTACAAGTCGTCCACCAACACCATTGACTCCAATTAAATCTTCACCAAACATATCTAATGTCCACATAGTATTGTAAGTATATGTACCTGAACTGATCGTTGTGTGTTGTGCACCAGCCGTGTAGTTTGAAGCGGGTGTAATATCTATATAACTACCCGCACCATCATCATACAAATATAAATGACTGTGAGTACCGATACCAATATAACGTTTTGAGTTGTTGGCACGATATGGAAGTAATGCTCGAACCACACCACTTGCGATATTATCTGTGTCTAGTTTTGCCCAACCGCCTATCTTTTCAGGTCGGCCTTTCATGAATCTAATTTTATCAGAATCAATGTATTTGCCTTCTTGCGAATAAACAGTGTCGTCTGTAAAAATTCCAGGTTGTAATTGTATTTTTGATAAAGGCATTAGCTTACCCTTATTAATGCTGTTGTCGCTGACGCTGTTGGTAATGTTATTGTTAATGTGCCACTAGATACTGACTTTGTAGCACCAAAGTCTATAACTGCTATAGCTCTATTACTAGCAGATGAATTGTATATCAAAGCTCCTGCAGCATCACTGATTGTTGCACTTGTAAAAGATACATTATCGAAATCAACAAAAGCTGTAGTGCCGGACAATGATACAGCAACGTTTGCAAGTGTTGCACCGCCAGCCGTGTACCCTGTGCCGCTTGATTCGTTTGTTGTAGAATATGCTGTAGTCGTTGCGCCAAGTGTAGCACTTGATGTAAACAATGCCATCTTCAATGTATGCCCATCAAGGTCATGTAGACCTTGTAGAAGTTCTTGTTTGAATGAATTACATAGTGCTTGTGTTATTGCCATAATATCTCCTTACGGACTAATAGATGTCCATGATTCACCCGTGCCACCTGCGTTGACCGTTGACCATGTTTCCCCTGTCCCTGATGCGCTGATCTCTGTCCATAATTCGACTGAAGTGTCAACGCTACCTGCAAATGATACTACACCAAAAGCGTTTTCACCAAAAGTAGAAGTTTCTATTTTTTGAACAAGGTCGGTTGATATAGCCGAAAGAACGTATACCGGTGACCAATGTTCAGTGGCCATTACTCAGCCTCTTGATCTTCTGACTTTTCCTCAGTTTCTTTATCTTGTGCAGCAGTCTCCGCTCTAAGCACATCCAATTCAGCTTGAAGTTTTGCATTAACATCAAGTGCTTGGTTTCTTTGCTTAGTAAGCATACTTATAAGACCGTTCACATAATTTTGAGTTTTTTCGTCCATTTCTATACCTTTCGTAAGTTATATTAACTATCGTTTAATGTACTTATATCGAACGAATTGTCAACTGTATCTACTGCTGGTGGGTTCTTGTGTACGTTATGTTTTTTTGCAAACATATCATCCCAATGTGCCTCATCCATAAGTGCTAGTATCTCAGCTTTAGTATAGCTACCCGGTGCTTTTGATGGTGTGTCTATCTTTTCAGATTTACTGAATGTATGAGAAAAGTCACCGTCAGTATATTTATACTCAACGGACCATTCTGTTACATTACCATCAGCATTCTTTTTTGGTTTAGCTGATACCCATGTTTTAGTTACTGCCATATTATTCTCCTTTTATGGTTTTTAGTTCTTGTTGTAGAGTTGTTACTTGAGCCGACAACTCTTGTACGGCTTTTATTAGTGGATAAACAAACATTTCTTGTGAAATTCTTTGTGAACCATCTTTATCTTCTTTCCATCCACCAAAATCATTAACTTCAGCATTATCTAAAGCACTTTTAACTTCTTGAGCAATCATTCCGTGCATAGTAACGTCTAATGTCATGTAATTTTCTTCATTGTATTCAGAAAAATCTTTTGGAAATTGATTGTTAGGCTTCCATTCAAAAGTCACAGGTCTTAAATCATTAATAAAATTTAAACCTAATGTAGAATTTTTTATGTTTTTCTTTTTACGAACATCTGAACTTCTTGTCCAAGCATTATCTGTATCAAACTCATTTGCAACAGTATTACTAGGTCTACCAAAAATAAACTGACTATCTTCTGTAGCAGTAATATTATAACCTATTACATATTGATAAGTAGCATCAACAGCACCCGTGTCAGTATTTGAACCAATTATAATATTTTGAGCACCAGTGGTAATGCTATCTCCTGCTAGATAACCAACAGTAGTATTATTCCCACCTGTAGTTATTGCACTACCAGCATTATATCCAACAGCTACACTTTGACCAGCAGACGTTAAAGCATCTAGTGTGTAGTTACCCACTGCTACGTTGTATTCTCCACCTGCTACAGCTCCACCTAGAGCCGCTCTACCAATCCCTAAATTATTAGCCTCCGTGTCGTGTCCGTCTCCAGCAGCTTGTCCAACAAATACAACACTGTTTCCCGTGGTTAAAGACGCACCAGCATTTTGACCAATTATTACGGAACTGTGACCTGAAGTCATTGCTTTAGCAGAGTCAGTACCTACTATTGTATTTGAAGCACCAGTTAGTACACCAGCACCATTAGCTTCAGTACCAATAATAACATTGTTTGCACCAGTTGTAGCATTAAGACCAGCTTGATAACCTACAAAAATATTACTTGCACCTGTCGTCAATGCAGATCCAGCTTGATAACCAATAGCTGTGTTGTTGTCAGATGAAGTCAAAGCATCTAGTGCGTAGTTACCTATTGCTACGTTGAATTCACCACCATTGACAACTCCACCTAGTGCTCCAACTCCAAGTCCCATATTATGAGTTTCAGTATCAAAACCACCAAGAGCAAACTTGCCTAAAGCAGTATTTGAACGTCCTGTTGTAATGGCCGTTCCTGCTGTTTCCCCAATTAAAGTACAGTCAATAGCTGTTGTTAAGGCTTTACCAGCTTCAAAACCTACTGCTGTTAATCTAGATCCTTCTGTTACTGCTGTACCAGCATTATATCCAATAGCCACACAATTATCCGCTGATGTCAAAGCATCAAGTGTGTTGTTTCCTATTGCTACATTGTATTCTCCACCAGCAACCGATCCACCTAATGCACTAACACCTATTCCAAGGTTTGCAGTTTCAGTATCAAATCCTGCACAAGCTCCAGAACCTATACCAATATTGTTTCCGCCAGTAGTCAAAGCAGTAAGTGCAGTAGCACCAATGGCAACATTGGTATCTCCTTCTGTAACTGCACTCATTGCTAGATGACCTACAGCAGTATTTGCTAA